CTCCCGAACATTGCCCAGCCGAATGAAAGGATTTGCTAATGCCCATCATTGATGCCGATGATTTACGTGCCGTGCTGGGCGTTAGCGATTCCCTATATTCTGATGCTTATTTGGATCAAATTATTGCCAGTGCTGAATCAATTTGTTTGCCATTGCTGACCCAAAATGCAGCGGCCATTGATTCTTATCAAATCAAATCGGATGTTATTTATTTTTACACGATCCGCCCCAATTTTTTTGTAGAGGGTCAATCAGTTATTGTGACTGGTTGTGGTGACCTTGATGCAACATACACCGCCAATGCCCGAACATTGGATGCGTATATGTTTGCAGCATCCGTCAATGAGGCTGATTCAGTGGTCACACCAGTTATCCCCGCTGGCCTTGCCGTGCTTGATGGGTCGAGTGCGGCAGAGATTTACGCAAACAATGATGCAATCAAAAACGCTTTATTGGGTTTAAGCACTGACATTTTCCAGGCAATTATTGCCCCTGGATCACAAATTGAGGGTGTGGATTTTGCTCAAACCATTTATCGCACTGGCCGTGCAATGATCAATCGCCAATTTGGTTTATTGGCACCATTTATCGATGTTGAAACTATTGCCCAATGAGCGCATCAATAAGTGAGGTTCGGGGTGAATTAGTTACCGCATTGACTGCAATTGGTGCAACAGTATATGGATGGGTTCCCGAAGCAATAATCCCCCCAGCGTGCGTGATAATTCCAGACTCACCTTATCTTGAAAGCACCCTGATTTCAAAATCATCAGTTAGTGTCAAAATCAATTTTACGATTTCAGCTGCCGTTGCCTACAATTCCAATCCTGGTGCATTAGATAATTTGGAAACATTAGTAATTCAAATTTTGGGAGCAATGCCCGATGGATATGTAGTTGGGGATGTTCAACGCCCTACAATCACAAACGTGAACACATCATCACTTTTAATTGCCGACCTGGCCGTCAGCACTTATTACAACCAAGACACATAAGGAGAAAAAAATGCCAACAACAATCATCACTGGGCGTGACATCACGTTCACCATTGAAAGTGCTTCGTATGATGCCCAGGCAACATCCGCAGTTTTGACAATTGATTCAACAATCAATACTTATCAGACACTAGACGGAAAAGCATATTTTACGACTGATTCGCAGGGAACTTTTGCCGTTGAGATGTTGGCAGATTGGACTGCTGGGGGATCACTATGCAACGCATTATGGACTGCCGCAGAATCTGCACCAAACACACCATTAACAGTTTCATTCACCGCTGCAAGTGGATCAGTTTTTGCATTTGATGTGCAACCAATTTTCCCATCAGCAGGCGGCACCGCACCTGATGCGCAAACAGTTTCATTATCATTTACTTGCGTGACTACACCAACACTATAAAAAAGAATCGGGAGCAACAAAAATGAAACTACCAATTACAATTGAATATTCGGATGGAGAATCAGCCACCTATATTGCCCAGCCACCTGAGTGGGCAAAATGGGAGTTAAAAACTGGAAACATTATTAGTCAAGCCCAGGAAAAAATTGGGATTAGTGATTTGATGTTTTTGGCTTATCACGCCATGAAGCGCAACACGGTTGGGAAACCAGTCAAACCGTTTGAAGCATGGTGTGAAGGTGTGGCAGATATTCAAGTGGGTGAGGATAGCCCAAAAGTTTTAAGCGGGGAAGCATAAACCGTTTGTTGGTTGAATTGGCAATTGCCACATCAATTCCAATGAAGGAATGGGAATCCGCTGAACAGATTTTAACCGCAGCTGAAATTTTAAAGGAGCAAAACGATGGCAACTGAAACCATTACATATGATAAAACTCAGTTGCGTGGAATTACTAAAGCATTTGCAGCAATGGATGATCAGGCAATTGATGAAGCCAAAAAACAATCAGGAGCATTGGTTTCATATTTGCGGGGCAAAATTATTGGTGCATCCAGTTTCACAAATAATCGGGCGGATGATCGTATTGCTGAGGGTTCGGTCGTTAGCAAATCATCCAAAATTGGTGAATTAAACATTGGATTTGCCAGGCAAAAATTTAGTGGCGGTGGCACTACCCAACAATTATGGGCAGGATATGAATTTGGATCAAATAGATTTAAACAATTTCCCAGTTGGTCAGGAACGTTTGGTAAGGGTTCAAGAGGTTGGTTTATTTATCCAACATTAAGAAAAGAACAACCATACATCATTGATCAATGGGAAAAATCGTTCGATAATATTGTAAAGGAGTGGTGAAATGGCTACTGGATCACGCACTTTAAAACTTTCAATTCTGGCTGAAACTAAACAATTAAATGAAGCATTGAAAAGCAGTACCAAAGATGTTGAATCATTTGGTGATAAGGTCACAGATTTTGGAAAAAAAGCGGCGTTGGCATTTGCAGCCGCAGGTGCAGCCGCAGGTGCATTTGCTTACAAATCAATCCAAAATGCCGCAGCGGATGAAGGTGCGCAAAGAAAACTAACTGAAACTTTACAAAAAACAACCAGTGCAACAAATGATCAAATTGCTGCCGTTGCAGGTTGGATTGACAAAACATCCATTGCAATTGGTGTGACTGATGATGAATTGCGCCCAGCATTTAGTCGTTTGGCACGCAGCACTAATGATGTCCAAAAGGCGCAGGATTTATTGAATTTAGCACTAGACATTTCAAGTGCGACAGGCAAACCATTGGAAGCGGTGGCCAATGCATTGGGCAAGGCTTATGATGGCAATGCTGCCGCATTAGGCAAATTAGGATTAGGCATTGATCAATCAATTTTAAAATCAAAAGATTTTGATAAAATATTTCAAAATTTAACAGGCACATTTGGTGGGTTTGCAGCAAATGAAGCGCAAACTACTGAAAAAAGTTTTGTGCGAATTAAAATTGCAATTGATGAAGCCCAGGAGCGTATCGGTGCTGCATTGCTTCCATTAACGGAAAAATTAACCTATTTCATTTTAAACACCGCAGTGCCAGCGTTAAATGCATTTGTTGGCGGGCTAACTGGAGATGAAGGATTATCACCTGCATTCACTGATGTGGAAAAACGGGCATTTGAATGGGGCGAAAGGATCAAATCATTGATCAAAACTATAATTGGATTAAAGGATGAATTGGTCATTTTAGCTGGAGTAATTGCAACCATATTCGTTGTCAATAAAATTTTGGCATTTGTAAGTGCAATCCAGGGCTTGATAACGGTTTTTGTTGCATTGCGTAACACTGCATTAGGAGCAGCCGCAGCGGTCGCCCTGGCAACTTATGGCACAAACATTGCAACAGGTGCGGCAGCATTATTGGCGTTAGGTGTGACATCAGGAATCCTAAAAAACTTATTAACTGGCGATAATTCAGGAAACTCAAATGGATCATACGATTTTGGTTCATCATCATCATTCACCTATGGCTCAGGCAATCCATTGTCTATGGGTTCAACACCTTCATCGGTTGGCACTAGTAGCACCAGCACCAGCGGCGGAGTGCCAAAAATCAGCGTGCCAAAAATGGACTTACCAATTACAAATGGAATGCGTGACATGCCATCATTGATTACATCAAGTGGTGAATTAACTGGCCGAGGTTTGCGAAATTTGCCTCCCGAAACGACTGGAAATATCACCGTGAACATTGGTGTTGCAGGTGATCCCGAAGCCACTGCCAGGGTTTTAGTTGATACTTTGAACAATTCATTTTATCGGGGCACACGTGGTGCAGGATTATTGGCTGGGATTCAGTAATGACTTTATGGAATTCAATTTGGAAAGTTGAAATTGCCGGGATTGATTACACCGATGCAATTTTATCAAATTTAACAATTACCAGCGGCCGAACAAATATTTATGAGCAAGCCCAGGCAGGTTACATAAACATTGAATTGATCAATTTGGATCAATCTCCAATCGTTGCACAAATCAATGATTCAATCAGTGTTCAATTGCAGGATTCAACTGCAACATTTATTCCAATTTTTGGTGGATCAATTGTTGATGTTGCGGTTTCAATTTCCGATGCAGGCCAAGTGGCATATGCACAAAGAATCACAATTATTGCACTGGGCGCATTGGCCAGGTTGCCAAAAGCATTAACTAATGGAGTTTTAAATCATGATTTTGATGGCGATCAAATATATACAATTTTATCCCAGGTTTTATTTGCTCAATGGAATGCAGTGCCAGCAGCTGAAACGTGGGCTGCCTATGATCCAGCAGTGCAATGGCAGGATGCAGAAAACACTGGATTGGGCGAAATTGATCAGCCTGGCAATTATGAATTGGCGCAAAGATCATCAGATCGCATTGATGTTTATTCATTGGTTTCAGCATTGGCAACATCGGGATTGGGTTACATTTATGAATCTGCAAGTGGCTTAATTGGTTATGCTGATTCAACACATCGCACCACTTATTTGGCAGCCAATGGTTATGTGGATTTAACTGCAAATGAAGCATTGGCAAATTCAATCAGAATTCAAACCAGGGCTGGAGATGTGCGAAATAACATAACAATCAAATATGGTCAAAATAGCAATTCTGAGGTTTCAGCATCCGATGCGGGTTCAATCGCCACTTATGGAACATTAAGCCAAATTATCAGCACCACGATTCGACACGCAACCGATGCCCAGGATCAGGCCGATTTTTACATTGCATTAAGAAAACAACCCCAGCCAATATTTTCATCAATTACCTATGAATTAACTAACCCCGAATTGAGCGATGCAGATCGGGATTCATTGATCAATGTTTTCATGGGAATGCCAGTCTTTATTTCAGATTTACCGCTCAACATGAATGCAGGATCATTTGCAGGATTTGTTGAGGGGTGGACATTTAGGGCAGCCTATAATCAAATTTCAGTGACACCATTATTTTCACCATTGGCATATTCCATCCAATCAATGGCGTGGGATGACGTGCCTGGCACTGAACTATGGAATACAATTTCACCAATATTGGATTGGGAAAATGCCACAATAGTGGCGTGAGGAGAAAACTATGAGTAATCCAACAAGCAATTTTGGATGGCAAATGCCAACACCAACAGATTTGGTG